AGATAATGGCTCGAGAAGCCGCAGATATTTCTGATGCAGCATTTAGAGCTGGCTATCGTGGGGGTAAGAATAATAAGATACAAAACTCATATCACACGGTTATTGGCAATCGCCTTTTAACTTTCCCAAGAATTTGTAATCGTATCAATGAAATCAAAGAAGAAGTTTTAGTAGAGGATAAGAATTTCCAAGGCACTCTCGTTGACCGTCTTAAAAGGGTTATATTCTTTAACCCACTTAAATATTACGAATCTAAGAATTACGCCGATTTAGAGACAGGCACAGTAAAGACTAATGTTTATCTAAAAACGCAATTTCAGGACTGGAATCCCGATGATGGTATGCTTGTCGCAGGTTTTGATAAAAATGGCATGCCTCGTTTCATAGACAAGCAGTGGGCATTTGATAAGTTATTAAAGATTTACTCGTTAGACGGAAGTAAACAAGTTGATACAGAGGATTTAGTACGCTTATTCCTTGGGGTAGGTTTACCTGTTAATAACCAGAATCAATACAGCGTTAAAGGTATTGATTTGGAAACAGGTGAGGATTTAGATGAACTTGAGCGTGAGGCAGATGAGGATATTGAGGCAGATAACAACAGCGACTCTTCTAGACCCGCCGAACTTATTGAAATGACTCCTGAGTTACTTGCAAAAAAGTTTAATGAAGATATGTTAAGGTGTGATTTAATTCCTTGGGATTCTATGAAAGACTTACGGAAGGAGGCTTAATATGTCATCTTCCGTTCAAATGCAGGTAAAACCTTTCTCTAAGAAATATGTCGATTACTACACTAAATGTTTTAGTTGTCGTATAAATTGTTTAGAGGGAGCATATCGTGCAGGTAAATCCGTTATAAATATTTTCAGTTTTGCGAATTATCTTGAGACGTGTGAAGATATGGTTCACCTTGTGACAGGAGCATCAATAGCAACAGCACGTCTTAATGTTATGGACTGCAACGGGTTAGGCTTAAAGTATTTATTCAGGGGTAGATACAAGACTGGCGAATATGAAGGAAACGAGTGCATGAAAATAGAGACCAGAACAGGTCTTAAAATAGTAATATTCGTTGGTGGAGGACAATCTGACTCTTACAAAAAGATTCAAGGTTTAAGTTTTGGCTCTTGGTTATCGGTTGAGTTAGCCAACTTATATATTTCAGACGATGAAAAATGTTTTGTAGACATGGCTTTATCTCGTCTAACCCAAAGTAAAAATATTAAAGTTTGGTGGGACTTAAACCCAGTTTATCCGACTCATAAAGTTTACAAAAAATATCTTGATAAGTACGAGGAAAGTGAAAAGGCAGGACTATTTTTTGGAGGTTATAACTATCAAAAGTGTAGTCTTTTCGATAACAGCGCATTAAGTGAAAACCAGATTAAAAGTTTTACTTCAAACTATCCAGACGAATCTTCAATGGAATATCAGAGGTATATTTTAGGCAACAGGGCTTGTGCAGAAGGACTAATATTTACTTTATTTGCTAAAGATAAATCAAATTGGCTTGTAGATGATTTAAATTCGTATATTAGTAAAAATTCAACGCAGTTTATATCTGTTGGGGTAGATTTCGGTGGCAACGGAAGTAATACAACATTTGTCGCAACCTTATTTTCTAACAACTACAGGGATATACTTATTCTTAAAGATTCTAAACTTATTATGAAAGGCGGCGAAAAAGATGTCGAGGATTTTCATAACGAGTGTAAAACATTTGTTGAAAGTATTTTAGCCACCTATTCTATACCATTAAGGTATATTTGGGGAGATTGTGCTGACCCCGTAATGATTAATGAAATTCGTAATGTAATAAAAGAATTGTCAATGGTTAATTCAATTCGTGTAATGAATTGTAAAAAATGGACAATAAAAGAGCGAATCGACACCAAGAAGTTATTAATAGCTAAAAATCATTGGAAGTGCTTAAAAAGTGCAGACAATGTGATAAATTCTACCGCAACTCAAGTCTGGAATAGTAAGGAAGGACACGAGGACGAAAGACTCGATGACGGCACCTGTGATATTGACACAGCCGACGCCGAGGAATACAGTTGGTCAGGGTTTATGGAAAAACTTATTAAGTATTGTGAATAAGGAGGTAATTCAATGGATTACGGTTCTATTATCAAATTCGTCAAGAACGAATATGGGCATTGTTACGACAATGCAGCTTACTACTCTGAGATTGCCACATGGATGGACTGGTATAAGGGGTATGTTCCAAGCGTACACGTAGTTAAAGTAAGTAATGGATTAAACATTCAAGAACGTAAGATTTATCGTTTGAGAATGGCAAAGCGTGTCTGCGAAGACTGGGCATCTAGCCTTTTAAATGAAGGTATTAAGTTCGTTGTAAGTAATCAAAAAAGCTCTGTTTTTCTTCAAGGTAGTAAGGGTAACAGAGGAGTGCTCGGTTCGAATAACTTTGATACTATTGTAACCGATTTAGTTGAGCAGGCTTTTGGCTTAGGTACAGGTGCTATTGTAGTCGAACTCTCAAATATTGGGGTATCCTCTGACGGAACAGCAATCTCAAATCCCGACAGCAAGATAGAATTGAAAATTTTTAATGGAACACGCATTCTTCCAATAACTTACTCAAACGGTATAGTTAATGAATGTGCATTCTTATCTGAAATCACGATTGACAATAAAAAGTTTTATTTAGTTTCCGCACACCTTTTAAGTGACACAAAGGAATATGTAATTCACAATACGCTTCTTGATGGCACTTATAAAAAAGCAAGCTTACCCGAAGGTTATTTACCTTTTTTGAACACTCACAGCAAACTTCCACTTTTTTATATTTTTAAGCCCAATATCGCAAATAACATCGACTTAGACAGTCCTATGGGCTTAAGTATCTATTCAGAATCTATTGATAACTTAGCTACTTGTGATATCGTTTATGATAGTTGTATTAGGGAAGTTATAACTGGTCAGCGTATTGTAATGATGAATAAGATGCTTTTAACTACTGATGAACAGGGCAAGCCTATTGCACCTCAGGATGTTAAGCAGACTTATATGCAGTTCTTTGGTGATGATGCTACTTCAGACATCAAAGAATATATTAAGGAGTTTCACCCAACACTTAATACTGCTGCCCTTGACGCCGAGTTACAAAATCAGTTGAATCTCTTATCTGATAAATGTGGTTTAGGGGTAGGCTACTATCAATTCAACGGTCAATCTGTTAAGACAGCTACAGAATATATTGGAAATAGAAATGATTTCCAGAGAAATGTTAAAAAGATGACTAACCTCTTTAAAGATAATCTTCAGAAGTTAGCGTCAGTCATCTTATTCCTTGGCAATAATGCTTTAGGTTTATCTGTAGACGCTAACACTAAGATTGTAGTTGAAATATCAGATGGCGTAATTGAATCTGATACTGACGAAAGAATTCAAGACCGTGAAGATGTAAAAGAAGGCATCATGACTAAAGCTGAGTATCGTGCTAAGTGGTATGGTGAAACGATTGATGTAGCAAATGAAAAATTAAGTCAAATAAATAATTCTAATGCAAATAATATTTCTTAATATTTATCTTGACTTATTTTATATTTAATGTTAATATAAACTAAAGCCGAGAGGCGTAAAATCGAGGAGGTAACCCAATGAGTGATGTTGTGAACACAGTAACAGATGTAAATGGTCAGGCAACCGTACAGAATGGTGGAGCTCAAGTAGTTCAGCAGCCAGTTGTACAGCAGCCACTTCAGGCACAGCCTATTGTTCTTCAGACTCCGCAAAGCGGTTTCACACAGGAACAGGTAAATAGCATTGTAAGTGGCAGAGTTAACGCACTGAATCAAAAGATTACAGAGTTAACAGCCCAGCTTGACGAGAAGCAGAAGTTGGCTGATTCCTACCTAACTGAACTTACAGGGCTTAAGAATCGTGATACAGCGACTAAGGCAGGAGTTCCTGCTCAGTTTACGGATTACGCTATCTTTGAAGCTCAAAAGCTTGCAGTTAATGGTAAAAGCTTTGAAGACGCAATGAAGGAGATTGTAACTTCAAATGCTTCGTTATTCGGGGTATCCAATCCGAGTGGTCAGGGTGCAGGTACAACTCCTAATGCACAGGCACCTACAGGAAACGCTGTTAATCCTACACAGACGACTCCGACAGGACAGCAAGTTAGCCAGCCCGTAGCTTTTGGTTCAACAGGCGCACAGGTTGGTGGAAATCCTGCTAATACAGCAGGTATTGACGCAGAAGTTGATAATTTCCTTAAGTCTAGAGGCTTAAGACGTTAATGAAAGGAGTCTATTATGGCACTTGTTATTGGAGGCAACGCTACAGTTGCAACAGGTATGAGCCCTATCGTTGAGGCAGGTCTTTATGCCGACCCCATCTTTATCGATGGAGTTACTTTTAGTTCTCGTTATAATATTGGTTCTGCAGGTCAGATTCAGGTTGTTAAGTACACCTCAGGTCGTGGGGTAGCTCCAGGAACTCCTGGTGCTAATTTCACTGATAGAGATTACGCTAACACCGTAATTGACATCAATGTAAACAACAGTTTCAAGGATTCCGCTAAGGTTCCTAACTACTTTGAGGCAACCATGCCCGTTAACATCAAGATGGATAAAACTCTTGAAGTTACTCAGAAGGTTGGCACTGGTCGTCAGGAGGCAGCTCTTGCAGCCTTAGTTGACCAGGGAACTGCGTCTACTGACACCACAGCTATCACAGCTGCTAATGTTAAGCAGATTCTTATTGAGGCTAGAGGCGCACTTCGTAAGAAGCATGCAAAGCCCAATGTTGTTATCTGCTCTGTTGATGTTTATTCTACCATCCTTGAGGCAGCAGGTGAGAAGTTCACCCCTATGTTCAATGACGATGTAAACCGTCAGGGTAAGGTTGGTCTTTGGCTTGGTATGTACTTCATCGAGGCTGATTTACTTGATGGAACTACCGCAGATTACAAATATCTTCTTGCAGATGGCACTACAAAGACCGTTGATACCTCTGATGTTGATTTCATCATGTACGATGGTAATGCTTATTCCATCATCGACAGACTTGACCTGCTTCGTATTAAGGAGTCCGAGCAGTTTGCAGGCTCTAAGGTTCAGGAAGAGGTTTGCTCTGGCTTTAAGGTAACCAACGCTGATTGCACTCTTGTTAAGAGTCACTAATCTTCAGCCAATCTTGGGGTAGTCATAAGGCTACCCCTATTACCGTGAGGAGGCTTGTATGATAACAATTGATTACAATTACTATAAGAATACTTACGGTGGGGCTTTAGATGAGCAGAGTTTTTCAAAGTTTGTAACTCGTTCTTATATGACGATTGACAGTTATTGCTTTGGTAGGTTTGAGACTGCTGATTCAAATGATTTTTCAGAGTTTCAGTTGAGTAAGATTAAGTATTGTGTTTGTGCAGTAACTGATAAGTTATTTGCACTTACAGGGGCAGACGGAACTTATTCAGCAGGTGTTACGGAATCTGAATCAGTCGGACCTTGGACAGTTAAGTATTCTACCAAATCACTTCCATCTTCAGTTCAAGCCAGCTTAAAGGAGCTGATTTTCAGTTATCTGTCAACTACAAACCTTATGGTAGCTTGGTGTTAAAATTTTAAGATAAGTTTTAGGAGGTTAATATTTTATGTTGTTTGTTCATACAATAACGATTTTTAACCTTATATCTGAAGATGATAAGCCAGTTTACCAAAAGTCCACTGTTAGTAAGGTTTTGTGGGTTAAGGATGAGAATACAGCTCGTAACAAACTTGGGGTAGTTGACGCTGATGCTATTACAGTTTATATTCCTAAGTCTGCTACTGAGGAGCATGGAAGACTATTAGTTAGTGGTGCAGAATTTGAACGAGCACTTGACAAGTCTAATTTATATGCTTATCGTAAAGGTGACTTCATTTGTTTTGGAGATGTATCCTTAGGTGATTTATCTATTAATGAAATGAAAAACCTCACCGATAATGTATTTGAAATAACAGGTTTATCTGATTTCAGTTTCGGTGGATTACCTAATTTTGTTTTATCAGCAAAGTAGGTGATAGTTATGTCATATCAGATTTCGTTATTCCTTGAGAATTTCGTAGGTAATTTAGTTAAGAAGGTTAATAGCAACATAGAGTCAGCTAAAAAAGCTACTCTTGAACGTATCGTAAAAGACACAGAGCCTTATGTTCCATATAAGACAGGCAACTTAAACGATAATGTGACAGTTAATACATCTGCTAGTTCTTTCACCTACGAGGCTGAATATGCATCTTATGCATTTGACCCTATATCACCGAGTGGTAAGCCAAAACAATATACAAAAGAAGTTCACCCACAAGCTCAAGGTTATCCATTTGAAAAGGCTATTGACGAGCACGATGTTGATTGGGTTGAAACATTTAGAGAGGAGTTGATGAGAGATGTCTGAAGTAAATAGAGGTCAAGCCGATGTTATTCAGAGCCTTGTTTCTCTGTTAAACTCCAATCAAAGTTTGTTAGGATTGCCTACAGTTAGGTTTGATGAGTTGTCCACTTCAAAGGATAGTGCTTGTCTTACTGTTACTGAGACACCTACAGCAGAGCGAGTTGCCGATGTTACAGGCACGGCTCTTCGGGGTAGTTTAACCCTTACTTTAATTTATCGTGTTATGTCAAATAACATTGGTAATAAAGACCTTGATTACATATCCGTATTGGATAAGTCTTATGAATTTATAAGACAGAGATACGCTTTTGTGGAGAATCCAAATTTCTTCATAGATAATGTAACTGAGAAGTCAGGTGGAACCCTTGAACACGTATATTCAGGGGGTATCAAAGACTTCTGTGTTAAATTTGTTGTAAGTTATCAAAGATGTATAACATTGTTTTAAGGAGGAAAAAATATGGGACTTGTAGAATATCGTAAGTCTAGCGTAGGTGCAGAGCAGACAAGATACTTTCTTAATACTGCACAGGACGCCGTAGTCAACATGGGAACTGGTGCAATCACCAGCGGAACATTTAACATGATGTTCCTTATGGCTGAGAACAACAATGTAGAAGCAGGTGCTTCTCTTGAGACAGTTGCCGATGTAACCCAGAAGGTTCAGCCCTCTGAGCCTAAATATGAAGGTGTTACCATTTCTTACAGCGGACTTTTCCTTAAGGAAGACCCCGTTTGTCAGGCACTTGAAGCCCTCTATAGAAATAAGCCCGTCGGTGACGATGCGCATTTCTATATGGTTGAGGAAGATAAGTGGTCGGGCACCAACGGAAAGTATTACATCACAGACGTTGCAATCGTTGTTACAGGCATCACCAACGAGGCAGGTGACAAGCGTAAGATTGAAGCAACTATCGGACTTGCAGCTGACTGGAAGGAAGTTTCTACTACTCTCACCGTAGATGAGAATGATGGCACTCTTACAGTTTAATTAAACGCATCTCTTGGGGTAGTTAATATCATATTAGCTACCCCCTTTATTGCAATTTGAGGAGGTTTTAAATATGGCAGTTATTAAAAATTTATCTTTATCAACAACAATTGAAGTCGAAGGAACCGACAGAAAAGTTACAGTTGACTTCTCTGATATTAGACTTGCACGTAATCTTGCAGTGATGCTTAAAAAGTGGGAGGATTTTGACACCATTTTAAAGAAGAAGCTTGAAGAATGCGAGGCTATTGAAGATGAGTTAGACCGTTTCATTGCACTTGGAGATGCAGCAGTTGGCATCTTTGAGGACTTTAAAAACGATTTTAATAAGGTATTTAACTCTGACATTGTTGGAGCAGTATTTGGTGATTGTATTCCTAGTATTGATAGGTATTTTCCTTTACTTGAAGAACTAACACCAATCATGCAGGCTTCTTTAAATAGACAGTCAGAGTACAGGAATTTAGCATCAAATAGCAAATATAGCCTAATGAGAATTAAAGGCAACATGGCTCAGGCTAAAAAGTCTAAAGTTTTTGATTTTGACTTTCAGGGGTAGGTGATGACCTATGTTAAACGTCTTACTTGATGGTTTCCCAGAAAGTTATAAAGGCTATCCTATCAATACTGATTTCAGGGTTGGCATTTTGCTAACCCTACTTCAGGAGGATGAAACAATTGATGATGAATTAAAAGGTTGGCAGATGCTAAATCTTTTATACAAGGATATTGTTCCAGAGGATAGCAAAGTAGCTGTAGATGGTTTAATTTGGTTCTTATCCTGTGGTCGCTCAGAGTTGTATTTTGAAGATGATGAGGACGCTGAAATCTCTCAAGATAAGGCTTTGGATTTTACAGTTGACCACCTTGATATTTGGGCAGCTTTCAAATCTATTGGGGTAGATTTAGAGCGTGAGCCAATTCACTGGTTCAAATTTGTAAGTTTATTAGGTTGTTTAGGTGAGTGTACTTTAACTCAAAAGATGCAGTTTAGAACAACTGACCTTACAAAGATGAAAGGTGATACACGAAGTTATTATCTTAAGTTGAAAAACAAATATAAAGTGCGTAAGGTAATAACGAAAGAGGAGCATGAAGCACAGCTTAAACAGCTTGATTCAATGCCTTATTACAAGAAGTTATACGAATTAAATAAACGTACATAAAAATTTTACAATTTAAATTTTGTTTGTTTAAGTTTTTATCACGAAAATAAGTTGATTTTCCCTTTTATTCTCCTTTACTAAATAATGTTAGTTTTATGTTAGTAGTTAGCCCTAAAGTTATGCTAGTTAAAAATGAATACCTAATATAGAGATGATTTTAATCTTTATATT